TCAGAAACTTGCTGATGAATAGTTAAGAATAGAGTCTAATATTTTCTGCTTTCTTAAGGGTTCCACTTACATACTGAGTGGAACCTTTTTTATATCTCATTATAGATGTTATATCATCTTTCACTACATGTACATAATCGGGTTTGAGTAAGAAGATATTTCTTTTAGCATCTTCTATTTTCATTTCATATTCATAGTTAGTAATTGGATTTGTAATACCTGATTTTGTTTCTAAACTATCAATCATCCAATCGTAAAAAGTTACTGAGAAATCAGAATCTACTGTAAGACCTTCTTCAACTATTTTTACTCCACTACTATTTGTTATTTCAATGGTTTCATAATGATGGGTTTCGTTAAGTTTTTCATAAGATCCATACTTATCTAAAAGATACCGATCAAGTTCATATTGGGGCATAGGCCATTCAGTTTGGATATTAATAATATTATTACTAAGAAGGACTATCCAATCTAAGGAGGGATCATTATATATTTTATATGCTACATTATCTGGTCTTTCATTACCTTGGACTTGATATTTGGTGAAGAGGGTTAAGTCTTGAAAAATATCTTCTTTTAAATAACCTTTTTTAAATAGATTTTTTACCCTAATATAATCTGATATCTTAGCATCAGGAAGACGGCTAACATATTCAAAATCTGGAATTCTTTTAAAATAGTTTGACATAATATTTATTTATTACCCAATTCATTCATAGCTTCTATAGCTATCTGTGCTTTTTTGCGATCACTCCCTTGTTCGACTAGTAGATCTTCAAGTGATTCTGCGGAGGTTCTGGTATCTGCGAAGTTAAGATTGGCAGGGAATTCGTCATCTTCACCCGTATCATAATCACTATTAAGAACAGGTTGCAGTTCTTGGAGTTGCATGGTCATTTCGTATGAATTCATTACCCCATCTTCATAGGTTGAATAGTTATTTTCTGGAGTATAATTAACTTGTAAGTTTTTTAGGGCACATTCTTTAAAACTATTTAAGTAAGGATGTTCTCCTGCACCTCTATAAAGATATTTAAGTTGAAAAGTATGAGGAGACTTAAGGAATAGGAGATCTCCATCAGTTCTAGGTGACATTCCTTGTTGAAAGAATCTAATAATTTGTACTACGGTTTTTGCTTCATTTTTACTTCTTGGCGATAATCTAAATCTAAACTCAAAAGGTCTTAAGGTAGGAGCACTGAATAATAATTCCATATTAGGATTCATTATTGCACCTGTTGCTCTTGCTAGAAATGTATTTTTTTCAGCTCCTACTGCCAGTTCAGCAAATGTGGTTGCAATTGTAGTTTTAAGTTCATTAGTATTACCTTGTACTTGGTCTGCAAGTCTTGCAACCGCCGTACCTACATCTTTTCCTGCTACTGCATCTTTAGCAACACTACCGAATGCTAACTTAAAAACATCAGCTGCATTCTCATCCCACTTTACTGTATTGGTAGATTGGATTCCTCCAGGAATGGGAAGCATTACTGATCCTATAATATCCCGCGTTGCCATTCTAGGTCTAGTTCCAGCACCAGACCCTACTCCAGGTGTTAGACCTCTCGCCACATATTCCAACATGTTGAATTGAAGTACATCTTGTTGAGTAGATCCAAGTGAAAGTGGATATGTAAGAGCTGCTGTTCCTTTAGCTCCTGGAAATTGGGTTCTAGATTTTGGTCCTGAACCACCCGATGCCCACTCAAATTCTTTTGATCCCTCACTAGGCGTTGCAGTTCCAGTCTCTAATAAGTCCTCTGATTTTTTTTCTGCTACTTTAGGATCATCTGTAACTGGTTCTATATCAACACCATATACATCTTTATCTGCCATCATTCCTTTTTTAGTAGTAAGGATGGCTTGATTTTTTACTCTTTTAAGATTGTCTGGTTTTGAAAAATGTGTTATGGCATTATCTAAAGGGGTTCCTGACCAAACATTTGGTGGGGGTACGAGTTTTCCTTTATTAGGTCCATGAGCAGGAATTTCTCCTACTATAATATCACCTGATTGTCCTGTAAGAAATCCAATAAATCCCTCATTTTTTTTATAAATTGTTGTTTTTCCTGCAAGATTACCAGATAATCCTAATGGACCCCCATCACCTGGATCTTGTACAGTTACATAATAAGTCTCAGTTCTACATTTGTCTCCATTTGCATCACATATGGTTTCTTTCCAAGTATTATTGTCTCTATTTCCGTAGGTTCTGGGACTATATTTATCTTGGGTTGCCATTTATAGAATCTTTTTATTTATTTAGGAGGAATTTACCATATTGTAGTGCAAGTAATTCATCTAGTTCCTGAAACTCTACTACATGGAGTTTACCTTGTATTTCTTCCCAAGTATAATTCCTATAATCTTGCCAGTGGAAGTTAATTCCTCTAAATCCCCACTTAAATATATCTATACAGGTAATAAGTGGGTGTTGGTCATAATCAATATTGGGAGTCTTGGGAGTATAAACAAAGGTATAGAACTTTCCGGGTTCAGGATATAATACTTCTATATTAAAGAGTTCCATAATAAGAAGCATAATCTCTTCAGGATCAGTAGTATTTTCTGCTTGTACTCTTCGTTTAAGTTCTTCTACTCTTGCTGTGGGGTTCTTTTCTAGTGCTAGTTCTTGTTCTATATTACTTTCAAACCCAAAAGAATCTGTCATTACTTAATACCTAGTTCGTTTTCTGTAATGATTTTAAATTCAATCCTTCTATCTTTACACCATTCATTTGCTGCACTCCATTTAGCTTGATTAACGGAGTAAGTTTTCATTTCATAGAGATAAGATTTTGACACTCTTTTCTTTTTGATAGGTGGTTTGGTTTGTCTTTTGGGCTTAACTTCAATTACATATGTTTTAACTTCACCAGTACTTTCTTTTACTTTAATAATAAAATCTGGGAAGTAACGGTGAGTTTTATTATCAATTGGTGATCTATAGGGTATCCAGAATTCTTCACTACCCCACTCTAAAATACTTTCGTTAAGATCACACCAGTTACAGAACTTTCTTTCCCAAGTGCTACGACAGATAATATTAGTAGCATCACCCTTATATTTCTTTGGTTTAGTGGGTTTAAATAAACTCTTAATACTTTCTGCCATTATCTTGGCTACATAATATATAAGATCAAATAGTATTTATAGATGTCTACACCAGTTTTAGATATATTTCATGGATTAAATGATGCATTTAATGATAGTGGCGGTTTAGGTGGTTTAGGTCAGACGATATTTGGGGTTAATCCTAACAATTTGCCTGGTGCTCCTCCATTACCTTTTGGTAAGAATGATGCAGGAAATGAAAGTCGTGGATCAACTACTCCTAAGAGTATGCAGCAGATTAAAAATAATCTCTTGCAGCCTGCATTAACTTCTCATTATGGTGTTAGTATAGGATTGCCTAAGCCTATATTGGATATGGTGGGTGGTGCTGGAGATGGTGGTAACCAGCAATCCCAATTAAATTTATTATGTGCTGAGGCAGTATTGCCGGGATCTAATTTGGATCTTCTGCAAATTAATAATAATTTTACAGGTGTTACTGAGAGACACGTAAAAAGAAGAGTATTTGATGATAGAATTAATCTAACTTTTTATGTAGATGGAGAAAATTATTTACCTATTAGAGTTTTTGAGGCATGGATGAGTTATATTATGAATGAAGGTAAACATGCCATAAATTCTTCTAATTATAGTTATAGAGTTAGATATCCTGATAGTATAGATGGTGATGGATATAGAGCAACAGGTTTGACAGTTACAAAGTTTGAAAGAGATTATAAGAATAGTTTGACATATTCTTTTGTAAAGAGTTATCCTATATCTGTTAATTCAATGCCAGTTACTTATGAAACTTCCAATTTATTGAAATGTACGGTAGCATTAACTTATTTGAGATATGTAGTGATACAACCTAAAGAATTTGCTGCAACTGCCACAAATGTATCTCTTCCACAAACGGATGCTGAAGCTCTATCATTAGATAGTGGATGGTCTGTAGAGGAAGCTGAAGCGTTCTTAGATCCAAATAAGGGTGTTGCTTGGAACACTGATATGGACGTTAATGCTCCTGGTAAGATTGTTTCTTTGTAATAGGCACTAAATAAACATACTGAAATCACTATAGGATATTATGCCTTTACCAAAGATTGTTACGCCAACTTATGAACTTGAGTTGCCATCAACAGAAGAAACCATTAAATATAGACCTTTTCTTGTTAAGGAAGAGAAGTTACTTGTAATTGCACTAGAAAGTGAAGATACAAAGCAAATTACAACGGCTATTAAGTCAGTTATTAAAGCTTGTGTTCTTACCAAAGGAATTAAAGTAGAACAACTTCCTACTTTTGATATTGAATTTTTGTTCCTTAATATTCGTGGTAAGTCTGTAGGAGAAGAACTTGAAGTTAATATTATTTGTCCTGATGATGGGGAAACTCAAGTTCCTGTAACTATTAACTTGGATGATATTCAGGTTCAAAAATCTGAGGATCATAGTAATCAGATTAAACTTGATGATAATTTGATGATGGAAATGAGGTATCCATCATTGGAGCAATTTATTAAGAGTAATTTTGATTTTAGTGATGAGAATCAAATGGATCAATCGTTTAAGTTGATTGGTAGTTGTATTGATAAAATATATACAGAAGAAGAAGTATGGGCTGCTGCTGATTGTACCAAGAAAGAAGTAAATGATTTCTTAGATTCAATGAATTCTTCTCAGTTTAAAGATATTGAAAAATTCTTTGATACAATGCCTAAACTTTCTCATACTGTTAAAGTAACTAATCCTGTTACAGAAGTTGAAAGTGAAGTAGTAATTGAGGGACTGGCATCTTTTTTCGCATAGGGATGGTTCATATGAGCTTAATGAATTATTATGAGCTTAATTTTTCTTTGATGCAGTATCATAAATATTCATTAACAGAGATTGAAAACATGATACCTTGGGAACGAGATGTCTATGTTACTATGTTACAAAACCATCTTGAGTCTGAAAAGTTAAAGCAAAAACAAGAAAATGCCTTCTAATGCAACAGAAACTATTGATGCAAGAATACTAAGGCTTATTGGGCTTGAGGATACATTTGACCTGGATTATGATACTTATCTTACTCTTTTAAAAGAGGCGATGGTTAAGGGCAGAATGCCTAAGACTACAATTCCATCGGAAGAAGTAGAATTATTAACTGATGAATGGAAGAGAGTAAAGAGTAAGAAAGATAAAGGAAGATTTAAGGTAAAGAAGAAAAAGATAACAGCAACAGCATTAAAGACTGGCGGTGGAGGGATTTTAACTGGAAAGAAAACTTCAATTCCTGTATCTAGGTTACTTCCTGCTGCACAAGAAGGTGGCGGCGGGTTTAATTTAGGAGAAAGCTTTGCTAAGATTGCAGAGTCTGTTACATCTATTGCTAAGACATTAACTGAAAAGAAGAAGTTATCAGATAAAGAATCTGCATTTGATAGGAAAGCAGATGAAAATGAGAGAAGGAAATTACAAAAAGAGAATTTAAAGAAACGTTTTGCCAAAATGGCAGCGGTAGCACAGAAAATAATTCAACCTGTTAAATCTTTATTAGATAAGATTCTTAATTATTTTGCTATGATCTTTTTTGGCAAAATTGCTATTAAATTGTTGAATTGGTTTACTGATCCTAAGAATAAAAGTAAAGTTGCTGCTGTTGGTAGATTTTTGGGGGATCATGGTCCTAAACTTTTTGGTCTTTGGATTGCTTTTGGTACTGGGTTTGGAAAAGCAATAAGAGTTTTACTTAGAGTAATTGGAAGAGGTATTGCTAAACTTATTGCTGCTACGGGAAGATTAGCAGTAGCCGCTGGTCTAAAGAAATTTGGGGCTCTTAGTAGGTTTGGAGGGAGG